AAAAATGTGAAATGAAACATAAAAACTCCTATACGTTAATGATCTGACCGCGAAACTCTACCTGGCCGTCAGCCCATTTGTGAACTAACTCAGGCCACAAAATCCTACCATCCTTGAATGTCAAGACAGCAAACCCAGACCTATGGTTTAATGGGTTTCCTTCTCCGTAATCAAATTGTGCCCCATAGGGTTCAGCAAGTGTTCCAGTATCAACTCCGTACCGATTTCCGGTGTAATCAGCAAATGGAGTCACCTTTAGGCTGTGCAGATGACCAGTCACAATGGATACTCCAGCATTGACAGTATTGTTATGAGCCGCATGAATGCCATTCTTGTAGCGGTGCTTGATAATGCAGTCTTTTGTAGGCCACACAGACCATGCAAACTCCCAAGCTGGTAGATGGTCTTGTAACTTAAACCCATGCACTTCACGATACTGTGGTGCTTGAGATGCTAGCTTGTTGGCAAAGCGCGTATCGTGATTCCCCCAAGTGAACAGCAGCTTGCAGTTGTGTCGCGCCGCCTTTGCCGTTTCCTCAATCTCACCCAAATGCGCTTGTACAGCTTTTAGTTCTTCAATGACGCTAGGAGTCTTAGACCAGCCCAGAGGATCGTGCCTGCTAATAGTGGCCCCATCAAAAGCATCGCCATTGCTGATAACAGCGTGGGGCTTGAGTTCCTTGATAGCCCACAACAGTCCTTTGTAAGCTGTGGTGTACTCACCAGGCCAAAAGTGAGCGTCAGAAAAAACGATTATTGTCTGGTCAAGTATGCCTAAATCAACGCGATTAAGTGATGTCTGTATCGGTTGCATATGCGCGTATTGCTTGGCATTTTCATGTACGCTAGGCAACGGGATATTGTGGTCTGCTTCAATCCTGCGCCGTCTGCGGTGGACGCTACGTTCGTCTATCTGAAAATGCTGTGCTACTTTAGAAACTGAACCAAATCTGTTCCATGCTTCTACAAACTCATCACGCGAAACTTTAGCTTGCATATTAACTCCGCAAAGTTGCGCGGAATCTAGCACATATCTATTGCATCATTATGGACATGATCTACACGCGCTAACCAACCTTTAAGAAACTTTTGCTGAGACGGATTGTTTGTGGCAAGGCCATTGTAGAAACGTTGTTTCTGGTCTGCAAAATTATCTAATGTTTTTTGTGGGTCAGCTTTGGCAACCAAACCCAATGTGCCTAACCCAATCACTCCATCGTCAACTGCGCCAACAGCCCGCTGGAGAAACTTGGCGGCCCGTCCTACTCCTGCGTTCACCGCAAAGTCAAACACAGCGTAATCAACGCCTGCGGGCAAGTCATCACCTTTTACTTTATCCCAATACATCTGCTTGTAGAATGGCTTGACTGTACCTTTTGTCAGGGCTTTCATTTCCCCCGATTTAATGGCACGGCCCAAATAAGCGCCCCAAGCGCCAATGGTCACGCCAAGGTTGGTTTCTCCTCCAGCATCATCTTTGTCCCAAACATAACCGCCTTCCGATTGCATTACCTTGTCAAAAGATGCGTCAAAATTGTTTTTCATTTAGATGCCACGCCGTTGATTTTTTCAGCAGTACGCATACCACCAAGACCAAGCATCCCAAGCAACAAAGGCATCATTGTGCCCATGTCCATCTGCGGAAATTTAACGGGAACGCCATATAACATACTTCCCCATTCGGCTAATGGGCCAATGACAAACTGGACTGCAAAGCCTGCACCGCAAACCCAACCTATGCCTGGTCGCCAGCCGCTAACAAATACGCTAGGGTTAGCCGCCTCTGCTTTGTTAATGTCCAATTGACCGGCAATCATTGCCAATTCGCCAGACTGTTGCAATTTGAATAGTTCTAACTTGGCAGCGGCAGCTTGCGCTGGATCAGGCCACAGCCTGTCCATAACTTTGCCGCCAATGTCTAAGAGTGCTGATACGGGATCAAGTGCCATTGTTTGCCCCAGTTGTGATTTCATCCATGTGGGAGCCGACCTTCAAGCCAGACAGCCACCCAATCAGACCACCGACAATGGTCTGAAACGCAGGGCCGATAATTTCAAAAATTTTGGTGTTGTCCACTTCCTTCACAAACAACCCATGTACGAGTGCTCCAATCAGCACCACAACTACAGAACAAAGAGTAGCAGTCACCATCATGGTCACCCAGTAAATCAGCTTGTCCTTTGCATCCATCACTTTGCCTTTTCGTACAATTTTTCTATTTTTGTTCTGATTTTTACAGTGTCCGCTACGCCTAAGATTTGCGCCAGATTTGCGTAAATAAGAGCCAACTGTTCTTTAGTGCAGACTTTGCCCGAGTCATCCAGCCATTCAATAATTCGATCATGTCGTTCCTTTGGGTCGTGATTGCTGTACGCAATGTTTACAAAGTCGCTGACACTGCATTCACGCTTTATCGTTGCGCCATAAACTAGCGACAGAATAAATAACGGAATGAGCCAGCGCACTCACTTGTCTGCCTTGTTTTCCAACTTATCAAAAATCTTGCCTAGCATTTCTTTGATGTCTTTCATGTCATCACGATAATCTTGCCGAGCAACATAAATCAAAGGTAGCTTACTCAAGTCTGATTTCAATTCCTGTACCGCCGCCCACAGTTCACGGGCGAACCAACCAGCAACAGCCAAAGCCGCGCCAAATAGGATGTTGAGTAGTTGCTGTTCCATCATTGCCCCAAGTTTTGAATTTTGTTTGAGCCGGTTTGTTTGCCAAGAGCCGCAGCTTTTTGCATTTCTTTTTGTGCTTTTAACGCCTCTTTAGACAATGCTTTACTTGCCATTTTTTCAGATACTTGAACACCCGCTTTGCCGCCAAGATAACCACCAACTACTGCGCCTGGGCCTTCTCCAATTGCACCGCCTATCGCTGCGCCTGCACCCGTGCCTAGCTTGCCCAAGTTGCCCTCAATAATGCCAACACGCCGACCTTGCAATGCCGCACCTTCATAGCCATGAATGCCAGGCATCAAGTGTCCAGCATAATTAAGAACATGAAATTTTCGCACTTCATCAGGCGGGAATGTTTCAAGTATTTTTTGACCAACAACCGAATTCATTACCTTGTTGGCGCTATTCTGATTCCATTCGCCCATTTTTGACGCACCAGCATTTTGAACTTCACGGGCCAAAGCGCCATCAATTTCAGCTACTGCTGCGGTTGCTGCTTGACGTAATTCTTGCGGGACAGGCGGCATCCCTTCCGGTGCGCCCCTAACGCGACCTTGTGCCAATTCATTCAAAGTATCTCGAATGTGCCGCCATTGATCTTTGGGCAAGTTGTTTAACTTAGTTGGGATTTTTTCCAATGCCGTGGATGATGTAACAACACCATTTGCATCCGTCTCACCAAACAAAGTCTTGATGCCTTTAGAACCAAGAATAGTTTTTTCTACTTGATGGATTTTGTCGCCAAGTTTGTAAAGCGCAGGATCAGCAACTGCGGCAATGTCTTGGTCAATTGCTTGGTTTACCTTTTGGATTGCCCGTGCGTTTTGCGGTGTCCACTCAGCATTCATGGCCTTACGCACAGCGTCATAAGCGGCAACAGAGCCAGGTGGATGCAGAACATCATTAGCGTCTTTGAAGCCAACCGTCTTAGCTAGTTTTAAATATTCTTGAGCAGCAGATTGGACACCTTCAACACCTTTGATTTTTAAGCCAGCAGCCCATTGCGGGTCTTTTAACAAATCATCAATGTGTGATGTTGCAATTTGATTGTTACCAACTTTTTTGAACGCTGAATCGTAAACTTGTTTTTTGGCTTGGTTTAAGTAACCTGTGATGCTAGTTGGCGCTTCATCCATAGCCGACTGACCATGAAACACATCATTGATGGTTGTTCCACGTTGTTCGTCATTGATAAGCCGTGTAGATGCGCCGGTAGCGTTTACGCGATCTTCAGCAAACTTGGACAAGGCGTTTTGCTCATTGGCAATCTGCTGCTTAAATAGATTGCCTTCTGGCGTATCCATTTTTGCTTTAGTGTATTCAGTACGCAAAGTATTTTCATTGCCAGTAACAACGCCAGGACGCACACCAGTTTCTGGTGCAACTTCTTGGACAATTTGCGAACGCAATCTTTGTTCGTTAATAGGAACATCGTTAGGAGTCTTGGACAATTTGACTTGCGGAAATTGTCCTCGCACCGTTTCCTCGCCGGTAATTTTTCCAGCAAACGGATTGTTAGCGGCGGCGGCTGCGCCTGCACTTCCTTCTGGTGCTTGCCGAGCCGTAAATTGAGCCTGTGCTTCTGCTGCGGTTAATTGGCCTGGCTTGACTACTTGTAACTCAGCCGCTGCCGCCTTAATAGGCGCGGTCACCGCTTGGACTGCTGGTTTAACAACCGCACCAACTTCTTTAGCTACTTGCGGCACAGCAACCGCACCAAGCATCACCATGTTTCTAATGTCTTGTGGAGGTATGCCAGTTTTTTCAGAAATCTGCTCTGGGGTCATTCCTAGAGCGTTAAACATCTTGTTTACTTGCTCGGCAATAGGTTGCGTAATGCCACCTAGCGGCTGTTGGTATGTTTCTTTGCCAGTAACGCCAAATGCTTTGCCCAAAGGTTTATCAATGCTTGCGGCAGCAGCTTGGCCCGCTTCTTCTGCTTGTGCAGGAGTTCGACCTGTTGATCGCGATATTGCTTGGATACCAGCACCATAAATAGCAGGAACAATTCCATATGCCGTGTCAATAGCACCCGCCATTCTTTTTGGAATGTCTTTTTTGGTCTGTAGATATTTGTTTATTAAGCCGCCTACGGTGCTTGCAACCGGCCCCACACTTGGCCTTGGTACATAAGCGCCCATCGTGCCCTCTGCTGTGCCTCTAGTGCCCGCATCAGATGGCGCAGCAGGGGTTACTGGCTTATTAGAAAGGAATGCTTCTAATGGGTCGCTTGGTTGCGCGGTTGACTGCACAGATGGCGTTGCGGTTTGTGCGCTAGGTTGGCCTTGCGTTACCTTTTTTACATAGTCGCTTGGGTCTTTGGTGACAAATCCACCATATTGCGCCAAGGCTTTATTTACATCGCCTTTGTTTTTATCAACCAATTGATTAAGATAAGTTTTTGCTGCTTCACGCGCTTGTTGTTCATTGAACGGATTAAATTCAATGCCCTGCTTATGCAGCATTTGCACAGTCTCAGGCATAAATTGATACGGCCCCATTGCTTTGGTTTCTTTATTCAAAGCAAATTTATCCTTGCCGCTTTCAACACGGCGCAGACTGTCCAACAGCTCATCTGTTACAACAGACGCACTTTTTGGCGGTTGATTAGGCGCGGTGGCCTGACCACCACCAAGGAATTGTTCTAAGACATCCATTTACAAACTCCCTGTTTCAGACAGTTTTTTAATGTTCCGATATTTCTTTAGAAAATCTTGGTATTCGTTAGGATTGGGAAACAGGCGATTTAGTTCAGTTTTTAGCTTGGCAGGGTCAGTTATGTCTCGCGTAATGTTCATGGCTTCAAAAATCTTGCTATCAGCATTGGCATTCCATGCCTGTTGATAAGCCTTCATGTTGTTGTCGCCAAACTTTTGCGAAAACTGCTGTGCGCCATTGGCTTGCATATCAAGATTGGTCTGGTCAGCTTGAACCCTACGTGCAATTTTTATCAATACATCAGGCGGCACTTTGATTGTTCCATTAGCCACCGCAGCCATGTCTAGGCCAGCAACTGTACCGCCAACATTGCCCATTGCCTTGGAATTGGTGATAGCCATGTTTGCCAAGTCTTTAGCCAACATATCGTATTGGTCGCTGCCAATAGCCATACGGATTTTTTGTTCAACTTGTCCTGGAATGCCGCCTTTAGCGAAATACAATTCGTTGCCGATTTTGGTGGCTTGATCCATTACTTCTTGGACATTACGCCGACCTTGCGTTAAACCCATTTGAGCATTTACCAAATTGGTTCGGTAGTCAGCACCAGCGGCTTGGTCTTTGGCTTCTGTTGGCTCTTGCACATAAGGCTGCGCCGCGCTGCGAACAGGATATGGAACGCGCATACCTGGGGCAATTTGAGTACCGGCAGCAATAGGCGCACCAGGCGCAGCCACAGGCGCACCGCCTTGCATCCCTCCTGCAAAACCCATTGTCGATGTTGGAAAATTCGCGCCAACGCCTGGAGTGGTGGTGACCGTTCTTCCACTTGTATCTGTTTGAATAGTTGGAGCAAATGTTTGCTGTTGGGCTGGTGTCAACAAAGATTGTGCGCCCCGAATTGCTATGTCAGGCAATTGTGGGCCAGATGGCATAGAGGTTTGCCAAATAATCTTATATGAATCAATCAGTTTTGCTAAATCAGTATTGTTTGGATTTTCTTGTTTAATCAAATCCATTTCTTTAAGATACTGGTCTTTGTCTTGAATGCCTGCTCTGCCCAACACAGCCATTCGTTGCCCAACAATTGCTCGTTGATCTGCGTTTAAGTTTTGTTTTGCAGATGATGCATCAGTCTGCGCTTTTGACAAAGTGCTTAAAGTTTGACCAAAATCCGCATAGGTCAAAGGTGCAATTCTTGGCGCTATAGCATTGTATTTGTCTAAGTCAATTTTTCCATCGCCGCCTAAAAATTGACCGCTAGACATTGCTTGTTGTAAAGCCAATCGTTCGTCGTTTTTTTGCTTTGTTACAGCAAGGCCAATCGCGCCAGATTCAGCGCCTTGTTGTGCCGTTTGTGTTTGTGCCGCTTGTTGTTCAAATGCTAGAGGATTTAATTTTGAGGCTTGCTCAATTGCCATCTGCTTGGCTTGCAAATCCAAAGGATTGACTTGTGCGGCTTGTTGATAGGCTTGTGCGGCACGAGCAGTATTAATCATGTCCCCAAGAGACATTTGCGGAGGCGGCGTTATTTGCGGTAGGGTTGGAATAGAAAAGTCTGCCATATACAACCTTTAACCAGGATACCAAGAACCAAATTGATAATCAGATGGCACTGTAGCGCCAGGTGCTAATGAAACGCCTGGATTAAGATTTACTCCTGATGTTCCTTGTGGTCGCATCAATGAATATAAACTTGCTGCATTGCCAAATCCTTGTAGGCCAGCGGCATTTGCATTAGCAGCGCCAATCTGACCAGCACCAAGCGCGCTTGCACCACCAATGCCAAGTTGTCCAATGTTTCCAGCAGTAGCTTGGCCCAATGCTTGTGTTTGACCTTGTGCGGTTTGGCCTATGCCAGCAATGCCTGCGAGAGTGTTATAGATGCCGGTGCGTTGTGACAAATACTGAGGAAGTCCAACATTGGTCGCGTAATCAATAGCAAATTTTCGTCGTGCGGTGTCTACATTAGAACCACCACCGCCTACATTTGCCGCTTGACCGGCTGCACCAACGCCTTGATTAAGACCAAAGGTAAAGCCTGGCATTGAACTCAAGTCTTGTGCTGTGACTTGTTTGGTCAGATACGGCAGCATATCTTGAATCTTTGTTAGCGCACCGTAACCAGCTTGTCGATATGGGGCTTGTTGTTCATTTTGGGTTTTGAACATTTGCATTTGCAAATCAGCGGCGCGATTAGCTGCATCTGATTGCATCTGCGCGGCTTGTTGTGCCGCCCCAACTTGTTTTTGTGAACCCAAGTAGCCTAATACTGCGCTACCGGCAACTGCTGCTGCTACCCAAGTCATGCTATTTCTCCAATCATGTTTACTTTTAACTCGTTTGTAGAGTCAAAAAGTGCGGTCAGGTCTGGTTCAATCAATTCAGCCTCAATCTCGTCAAGGTCGGTTAGATCAGTTCTGTGAATCGTAATGCCGATGGCATCAGTCACAGCCAGAGTTACCCGTTTTGTGCCAGGCTGACTTTCCACAATGTCGCCGGCCTGTAAGCGTTTCATGCCGCCTTCTGTCCATGCGATTATCTCCCCTTTTGCACATAAAAAAAAGTGGGGTTTCTTGTGAACTTTGCCAACAATGAGCGTTCCAGCGGGTCTAAAGACCTTCCGCATATACATTCCAGGGCTAAATTTATGTTCAGTGACCAGTTCAGCCTGTGGCATAACCGACATTTCGGCCTGCAACCGTTCTATCTGCTCACGGTCTACATGGGATGGAAGTTCTAAATCATTCATTTTTTATGATTGATGTTTAATTTTGACATCAATAAATGTTTTTATTTAGCTACCCAGCCCGTGTTACCAGTGCCAGATTCTTTCACATAAAAAGATGTTCCAGCACCGCCATCAGTGCGTTGATAAATTGACCCAATCCTAGCCGTAACAGCACCTTCTGGGCTACCAGCGCCTGCGCGTATAGTAGGCCATGTCGCCGTATAGGTGGGATTGGATACAGACAAAGTATCGCCTATGTAACTAGCATTTGACGCTTGCACCGCACCTTCAATAGCTAAACTATGCGAGGATGCAGCGCCTTTTGCAAAGGTTGTGGCAAAAGCAGATGAACTTCCGGTTGCTGTAAAAGCAAATGCTCGATCACCAGTCTGCGTTGCTGCCAATTGGCCTACGTTAGTGCCATTGGTAATTCGTGCTTGTACAAAATCAATTGTGCTAAACGTGTAACGCGAGGAAGCAAAAGACTCAGCAGTTAAGATGGTGTTAGTTCCATTACTATCAGTAATGGTTGTACCAGCATTGCTGGTCTGGATAAAATTACTGTGAGCAGTTGAATCAAAATACAAATCGGTAGTGCCGTTGCCCTCTAAGTACACTACGCCAACATTGTTTCTTGCATACGCACCAAAAAACGCAACCCCACGAGCAGCATTGCCTTGTGCAGAAACGCTGTTTAGAAAATTAGAATTAGCAACCGATGGTGATATTCCGTTAAAAACAAGGCCACTAGCGCCATTGGATCGAACGTCTACATTTTCAAATGTCATTGCATTGTTATCAACGCCACCATAAACATAAATTCCGTGATTGCCATTGCTGACAGATTGCACATTGCTTATATTCAGTAAATTGTTATTTCCGCTTGTGCTGTCAATCCAAATTCCATAGTAGCCCATGCCGGTAACCCAGACGCTATCAATCAAACTTCTAGCGCAATATTTCAGCACCAATCCATGATTGTTAGTTGACCCGCCGCCATCGGAAGTAATCTTGATTGACTTAATGAATCCGTAATTTGTTGTGGATTCCAAAGCGGTGATGTCACCAGCTGTTTTAATGATTGAGTTAGCGCCATCGCCATAGATGTTGCAGGAAAATGTTAGTTTGGTGCTAATTAAATAAGTTCCCGCAGGAATGTAGACAACGCTTGCGCCGCTGCTAAGTGCGTTTTGCATAGCAGTGGTGTCATTGGTAGTTCCATCGCCTACCGCGCCAAAGTCTTTGACGCTAACAGTCTGACGCAATTTGGCTTGAACGGTAGTCGCTACAGCACCAGACCCACCTTGGGTATATCCAATCAAAGACGACCCAGAAGACGCTGACAAAGACGCAAGCGTACTCTGGTCTGGGCCGTTCAAATTGTCCACAGTCCAAATTTCTACGTCGGCTGAACTTGTCAGCTTTAGCTTGTAAGACACTGCATTAAACCAAACATTAGCCTCGCCTCGGCTGTCCAAGATGATTGGATTGGTGTTAGCAGTGCCGCCAGATGAACTAGTGTACGTTGCTAGCGGGGTGGTAGTCCCCGCCGCATAGGTGTATAGCTTGCCGCCTGACAACGGCACGCCATTAGAATTAAAAAATTGCAGCTTTGGAGGCGTTGCGATAGATGTGGTCATGTGTTTACCATCCTGCTAGGGTTATATATTTTTGCCCGTCATCGCCGCAATCAGCTAGGAAATCATCCTTTTGCTCTGCGGAGTAGTTGCGGCATTTTACTCGCTTGAGTTCTTCTCCATCAAGTTCAAGCCATGCGGCTTCAAGCGTATTTGATTGCGTATCGTGGGTTACGGTGGCAAGGTACATCATGCTGTTACTGCCTTAATGACGGAAAAATTGATTACAGGCGCATCGGTTGCTACGCCGCCAGTAGTGTAGAACGTGATGTTAAAGCTGCCTGCTGCCACAGCGGTGACAAGAAAAATATACAAATTTGTTCCAGATTTTTGGTTCAGAATTATGGTGTCGGTTGCGGCTACAGTGCTGTTTGTCACGGTAAACGTGGCAGCTACCATAGACCCTGCGGCTGAAAACATGGTGATAGCGCCGTTGGTCTTGTTAAGCGTAACGCCGGTAGTGCGTGATGTTCCTTGCGTAACTGTGCCACCAGAACCCGTACCGTAGCCAAGGCCACCAGAACCTGTATTCAGCACATTACCGCTAGTGTCAACTTGGAGTGCGTTAGAGAACCCAGTGTAGCTATTGATAGCGCCACCAGCAGCCCTGTACTGAAGTTTCCAAACGGATATAGAACCAGAAACATTTGTTTCGCCTACGCCATGACGAAAGCGCACGCCATTGTTTGTTCCATCACCGCTGAAATAGTTAAAAACAGTAGATAGAGTTCCATCGCCAGGCCACAAATTACCAGCGCTTGTATCGCCAACAGTAATGCTAACGGGAACAACTGTTCCTGCGCCGCCACCAGATGAGGCAAACACATCAAGTTTGCCAACAGGCGTAGCGCCCATCCCAATATTGCCACTAGCGTCTTTGTAAAACTGGTTTGTGCCAATAGCAATAATGCCAGTGCCACCCGTCAAAGTGGTGGTGTAGGACAGGCTTGTAAATGCGCCGGTGTTAGCCGTTGTTGCACCAACAGTCCCGTTGATGTTTATGGATGCAGTGCCGGTCAGGTTGGTGACAGTGCCAGCAGATGGTGTACCTAAGTCCCCACCATTAACAACAAACGCACCAGCAGAACCTGTATTAACACCAAGGGCCGTTAAAACGCCTGTACCTGTAGTGATAGTGCTTGGGGCTACACCAGCCCCACCGCCTTTGACCAAAGCATTGGCAGCCAAAACAGCAGAAGATGCCCATGTTGATGCACTAGAAAAATACACTATGCCGCCGCTTGTTCCAGCCACCGTCAATGCTGGCGTGGTAGTTGCCGTGGCAACAGTGATAAGGCCACCAGTAAAGCTGACGCTAGTTACATAAGACAAGCTAGGAATGTCAGCAGCAACAAGAGCGCGGAATGTCGGTGTAGCTGCTGCGCCTGTGGTTGGCCCAGACAAAACATAATTTGCCGTTTGAGTATTCCAAGCCGCCGTGAGCGTTCCCGAACTTGTAACCGGCGAATTGGTTACGGCGAATTGTGTGGGCATTGCCAAACCCACAGAGATAACCGTTCCGCTAGTTGCAGGCGCTGCCCAGGTTGGTGCGCTGCCGGTTGTAGCTGTTAAAACTTGGCCTGTAGTGCCCGCAGCGGTAAAAGCATAAGCTGTCCCATCTCCATATGCCACACCGTAGGCCGTAGGGGTCGCAGAACCGTTTGTTCCACCATTAGCGATTGCAAGTGTTCCAGCAAGCGTTACTGCGCCTGTGGTAGCCGCTGCTGGCGTTAAGCCGGTAGTTCCACCCGCAAAAGACAATACGCCCGTGTTGCCGATGGTTACATTACCCGTGGCACTAGAAACTGAAATACCGCTTCCTGCAATATTTGACAATACTCCAGTGTTAGCAACGGTAATAGTTCCCGAACCATTGGTAACGGAGATGCCTGCGCCGTATCCTAAAGTGTTAAGGGTATATCCTGTGCCATTACCAATCAAAAGTTGACCATTGGTAGGGATTGTGGTTAATCCTGTTCCACCAGAAGCAACTGGTAACGCACCGCCTATATTTACACTAATAAACGATGGGTTCATCAGCCACATCAACCATTCCAGACTTGGCCTGCCAGTAGTGGCATCCAAAAACTGGCTATATGGAATATTGATGTTGCTGTTTGGCGCGGTTGCCATTAATTTTCCCCTTTATTGGCTTTTAACTCCGCTGAGATAATTACCGCTTTTACAGGGTCAGAAATAGCAACTTCAAAAATGCGATCACGCGACCAACCAAGCCGCCGCCATAAAGCACGATTTACATAATTGCCCATTGCGCCAATGCTCACCCAATGTTCATTAGACCAAGTGCTACCACCATCATTAGACCAACGCAACATAGCCTGTGGGTCTTGACCTTGGCCTGTAGCTAAGCCAACGCCTGGCTGGAATTGAATTTGAAATGACTCAAAATATTGACGCTGAAGATCACTTGTTATATGAGTAGCACGGCGCAATCGACGGATAGTTTCCCCATTGTCTGTGTAAACTTCATTTTCTAAACTATAAATTGCGCCATTTTCGTAATCGCCAACAACATACATTCCATTAAAAAATGCGCCGCAATTAGAACGATGACGTTTATAAACAGCAAGGTCAGAATCCCAAGCCAGCCATTTATGCCATGATTTTGTAGACCCATCGTAGACCCATGTCAGCCCATATTCCCCAACACTAGGGAAAGTGCAAACATACATTTCATGGCCTTCAATCTGGTAGGTATAGGCTACAGCATCTGAAGTGACTTGACCCAACAAAGACTGTTCAACCGCATGGGTTGATATGCGCGACCATTGATAGCCGTTCATTTGAAGAATAGTGGCATCGCCTCTTGTGTCTTTTGCTACACAAACAAAAGAACCACCAAATCGCGCTAAAGAAAATTCCGCGCCAATGCCTGACTGACTTGATGTTCCTGGCACGCGCTGAAATGGAAAAGTTGTAATTCCTGAGATTACATTTCCCACGTCTGTCCATACTTCGGTGGTCACTTCCCCAAGCAAATAGACTTGGCGGCGGTCAACGATAAGAGTCACCAAAAGATCGGAAGAACCATCAGCGGAGCCATAAAGCGCACCCGTTGAAAGACTAGAGCCTAAATCGGTACACGCCCAATTTTGTGTGCCAGGCTCGTTATAAATGTTGTAGTTGTCCACCACATCTACTACAGATGCGCCTTGCCACGGGCCATCCGTGCTTGGCAAAGTTGTAAAAGTGTTAGATGCAACAACCCATGTGTACCGATTTGGGCCATCTACGATATATGCCGTTAAACCATAGGTTGAATCAATGTTGTCAGAAATTGAAACTTGTCCAGCACTAGTTGTTAATGTACCAATTTGCGTTGCAACCCATGAGGTATCAATTTGATACACATATTGCCCAGAAACAGCAATAAGGATTTGTTCTCCTGACATCGTATGCATACCGCGCACTTCAGCTACAGCAAGCTGCGTCTGCAAAGTAAGCCCTGGCGTTGGGTAAAGCGCAACAATTCCTCGTTCACCAGGTTGCTTAGTCGGGTCAATTTCTGCAAAGAAATTAATGCATTCTTGATCGTCCTGATAAATAGACGGTGTTGTATAAGAAGTGCCAACAAAACCAAAATCAGGCATTTTTTACCCTTTAACGGAAACCGCCATCCATGATAAAGCCAGCGTCTTTTGCCTTGCCCATCATCAAAGAATCAGGGTAACGCGCCACTTGCGGAGGCCGCATATTTGTGCGTTTAACCGTAGCTTTAGCTTGTGCGGCATATCCTGTAATCAAAGCAATCTGCACTTGACTTGATTTGCCATACATCGGCATAAGACGCTCGGCAAGACACCACCGCAGCGCATTGTTATAACCTTGAGGCAAGGTAATCGTATCGGTCAACGTTTGGAATTGCCTAAAAATGGTCTGCGTAAACAAATGAAGTTGGCCTTGCGCTGGATTGGGATAACAATAAATTGTTCCCAAAGTTTCGCTAGGCTGGTAGTAAATCATTTTTGCCCACGGGCCATTTAGCTGCTTGATGCCCAAAGATTCATATTCTTCAAGGCTCAAAATAGCCAAAGGATAATCCAAGTATCCACCCGCAACGCTTGTGCCGCCCTGCATAGTAGAAACCCGAACAAAGCCTGACTCAATGGTCAATGGACGTTCGTAATAGGCCGTGATCGTAGTGCTAGAAGCCGTTTGCGGAATGCTGACCGTATAAGTGCCAGCTTCGTTAACATTGCCGCCCGCACCTGTATTAAAGGCCACAATGGTCGTTCCTGCGGTAATTCCTGTCCCGCTAAGAGTCATCCCCATCGTGATAGCGCCTGCTGTAATTGCAGTCACCGTAAGGGTTGAGCCACTAATTGAGCCAGTAAAAGATGCACCTACCGACCCACCTGGGCCGAGTGTGTATTGAACGGTGTTTTGAACGGTGTTAAAAATGATTTCGGTCTTATAAAAGACCATCATGTTTTCGTTCGACCATTGCGCCACCATGTCATTGAGCATATCGAGCGCATCTTGTGCCTCGTCCGCTGTTGGCACTTCACCGGCGGCTAACGCGCCGATGTCTTTCATGGAACGGCTAATGATGTCAAGCGGCGTTGTCATTTTTTTACTCGTAATACACGGTTGCGCCTACAGTCCCGCCAATCACAACATAAATACCATTTGCTACGTTAATTCCATCTTGAAAGTTGTAATTGGTCGCGGCAGCCGGTGTAAATGTTGCCAGCACCGTTGCGCCTGTTCCCGTATTTTGGGAGTCGTAAACGGCAATGGTGGGAGTGGAGGAGGCGGCAGATACAAAAATGCCTTTAATCTTGCCTGGCGCATTTTTGATGTTTCCAGTAGCAGTTACATACGCATAGTTGGACATGGTGATCCCTTTCTGATTGCCAAATTATATGCTTCAAAAGAAAAAAGGCCACCCCTTTTGAGAGTGGCCCTTTTCATGATTTCACGCCGTTTTAAGGCAGGAAAGTCAGGTCGTAACCGTAGATGAACACATCGGCGGTAGCCGCTGCGCCTTGAACGGTAGTGTTGCGAATGTACAGAGGAGTTCCCGTAACAGCATCGGTAGATGTTGCTGCGGTCACAACCACTTTCGCGGCGGTAGTGTTGCCCGACAAAGCATAAGCAGATTTAACTGCTGTGCCCGTTGCGCCTGCGCCTGTATACACTGCCAATTGAGCAGTGTCCAAGCTGATGGACGCATTGGTCACAATGATGCTTTGAACGCTGACACGGCCCGACACCAAGATTGGTGCGATTGTGTCGGCAACTAGGTTGAGATTGACACCCTGTGCAGAGGCAATCAAGCGCAAAGCCTGATTGGTTGCCAACTGACTAGGATGGTTCGTGGTGGTGGATGCTGCGCCTGGATTAGCCATTATTCATTCTCCTTAAATTAAGCTGCAACACGGCAGGCCAACTCTGGATAGAGAGGTGCCCAACCATAGAGGACATCGACGCGAGTCGGAATCGAATCGTTGTTGATAGTGTACTGACGTACAACACGCAACGAAAGACCCAATTCGCGGTCAGATGCACGACCCGCAAAATGGACTCCATCAGGCAATTCGAGATCAGCCGTTGCCAAGCAAAATGCGTTTTTGTGCATAACGATATTTTGCGGAGAAACAGTGCCGGTCTTGTTGAACGGAGTAACAACAGCGGTAGAACTGGTGCTAGTGATGCTGACGTTTTGGAATTGACCAGCGGAGATGACAGCAGGGCTGACAGTCACCGAGGTAGTTCCAGAGGTCGCAACAGTAGCGGCAGCGGTCACCACAAAGTTACGCAGTTTGCCCGAACCATATGCGGAACGGTTTTGCGGGTTGACAGCATAGACGTTTGCAATTTGGATCACATCGCCGACTTGGAGGCCAGCGGTAGCGGTGGTGGCGGTCAGCGCAATGGTGGAGGTCTGCGCCCAGCCGCTGGTCAGGAAACCAGTGCCAGTCGTAGTATCGCAAGCCAAGGTAGCGGTGGAGTACGAACCGAACGTTTGATTAACAACGTTCTGATCCATTTTCCAGGTCATGCCTGCGCTATCTTTACCCATCAGGCCGCGCTCGTATTGCTTTGCGATTTTGTCGCTAGGCACGAACAGACCTTTAAGGGAATCGACAATCGTTGCGCCGGTGAAAGGCTCAACAATGCACGAACGGCGACCATCGCGAGGTGCGCCTTCAGCGTCCAGATACGCACCAGCCGTGAGGTAGGTGAGCAAAGACGTAGGAGGAGTACCAGCAGTACCGACGATATTCGCGGTGTTGTTCTTAGCCATAGTCAGACCGTCAAAGTCGATCTTGTTAGCTACAGCAGCCACGGCGGGCTTCAGAACGCGATCCGAGAACATATCCAGCGACAATGCCAAGTCCTGAGTGGTGAACTGGGTATCAACGTGGAACTGGGTCGACAAGGTAACAGGAACGCTCGTCTCGTTGAAGTCTTCAACGTTCAAAGCAGGGCCAGATGTACCAATGAAACGACCAGGGCGGCGAACATTCAAGGTCGCGCCAATTTTTGCACCAGTAACAGCGAATTGATCATCATAGTTACGATCGACTTCGCTCGAAAATGTCAACTCGTTTTCCAAAACCATCAACGCTTCGTTGGTGATCATGGAAATAGTAAGCAGATTATTGCTCATTTTGATTTCCTTAAAAAAAAATTAATTACCGAATTCGTCCTGCCAACCGAGCAGCTTTCCATTGTTGATATGTCCCTTGAAACTTATTATCGGTTATCAAAGACACATCCCTTCCGTTTGCTGCTGACCGAATAGGATTAATCGGTGCAGGCGCTCTACTCTTTTCAACAACAGGCTTCGTCTGAGGCTCAAATTGGGCCTCCAGTTTGCCAATAAATCGGTTAGCGGCGGCTACGGACATTGATTTCAATTTCTCAGCAATGTCAGGATTTTCGGCAAGGTGATACAAGATTTGCGGGCCGACATCTGATTCCCAGATTGCATCGCGCACTTCATTACTTACAGTAACGTCCGCGCTACCAACCATCTCATCAAAGTCTGGCAAACTTGCCTTGGCAGCTTCAACCCGCTTAACGAATGAATCAATTACTTGTTTCTTTTCGTTCTGCTGTTGCTCTGCCTGTTTCTTTGCTTCAATCTCCAACATCCGCTTTTCAACCTGATAGTCCGTCAACGCTTTCGCGTATTCGTACATATCAGTAAATTGATTTGGCTGGGGTTCACCATTGTCAGCTTTAGGGGCTTCCTGTGGTGCGCTTCTAGCCTCAACTTCCTTTAGCCTAGCTTCCAGTGCTTCCCTTGCTTCGCGCTCCTTACGGGCTTCTTCCCGTGCGGCCTCTCGTTGCTTGGTAATCTCTGAAAAACGCTTCTCCAACTTTGGATTCTGTTTTCTATCCTCTGTTGCTGTCGCTTCCTCTTTCGCTTCTACTGGTTCACTCTGCTCTTGCGGCTCGGTAGGAGTTGCCTCAACTACCGCCTCGCGGTCAGCTAAACCCAATCGTTTGGCGTTAAATTCAGCTAAATTTTCGCTAGTCACCACGTTAGCAGCGACTTTTACTTCTTCCGTCATAGGTTTCCCTAAGAATTTACCCAGTTAACATTACTGGTACTGTTTTGGGCTTTAGCCCTAAATCATTGCATCGGTTGCGTAAATGGGCTTGCGCCCTGTTCAATATCTTGTGCAGCAAACTGTGCATATTGTGCCTGTTCCGCATTCCTGCGGTCAATCTCTTGAGTCAGGCGGCTTGTATCCATACGATGCAACATCAATTCCACAATCGCCTCAATCTCTGTTTTGTTTTGGCTTGTGATGGCGCGAGTGTTTTGGTCGTTAACCTTAACTTCTGCCATCGTCTCAGTATTATGCGCCCGTGCGGTCACATCCAATAGCTTGCGCTTGGTTGCGCCTTCTTCACGAATTTGCTGCACTTGAGCACGATTGTTAATTTCCAACTGCGCGGCTTGCAGTTGCTGTTGCATCTGCTGCATTTGCTGTTTAGCCTGCGCCAATTCCATCTGAACCTGTGGCGGTATATCTGATTTTTCGTCAATCTGCGCCATTGGGTTCATTGCGGCAAGCCGGTCAGCAATCACATCTGCGCCAGGGAAATCCATGTTGCGGAACACTAGGTCACCGGCAATATTGAATAGCTGCTCATTACCTGACAGCAGCGGCATCATGGCCTCAACTGCCTGCTGGCGGCGGCTTTGGAAGCCTGGGCCGGTGTCCATCACCACATCGTATTCGCCAACAGTCACATCGTTCAGAACTTCGCCAATTTCATTGCGCTGGTTAATTGTGGTCATGTCAGGCTGACCATCCGAACCAATAATCCGCATCACGCGCTCGGTGTCGTAGATATGCGGAATCAGGTCAAGAATAATCTTGCCAGTGTGCCGAATGCTGCGGGTCATGTTGTCAAAGAAGTGGAAGTTTGACAAATCCACCTGACTCTGCTGACCCATCAATGCCTTGCCCGAGATATTCCCGCTTGGCAGTTGATTGGGGTCCATGATTCCGAGAACCATCTGCAAATCAGCGGAAATCGCGCCTGCGGCTTCCATGATGCCCAATGGAGGCGGCTCGGGCTGTAGTCGAGTTGGCACAGGAGCCGGTACGCCTTCAATGTCTTTTTGCTTGTAACGCAGGACAGGCGTTGACTTAATGTTAGCCAATGCCCATTCATTCTCATGGCCTTCGTCCTGGCCTTCGGCAAGCAGCCACTTGGCTTTGGGAGCCAGCGCAATGCTCTCGGTCATCGAGGTGCGCCAAAAGTTATACATCCGTTGCGGGTCTTTAGCAAACCGCACCAGACCGTACTTTTTCCGCTTGTCATCTACGATAACTTGAGCGCCATAGCAAGGCACAACGGGAATATATTTCCCTGCCCAAGTTTTTTCTTCCAAGATTTCCATTGCGGTCATCTTGACCCATTTGACCGACTTGCGGAATGATTCACGCTCGTCAATCACAGTAAGGCCAGCAGCTTCTACGCGCTCAAAGAAACGATCCGAATCTGCAAATTGGGCTGTCCCATCGCTCAAATGGTAGAGTTTTTCCCGCTTACGCTCAATGTAGAAAAACTCAGCGACACGAATGTCCTCTTTGGTTATCCAGCTTGCAGTGTCATCGCCGGTTGACCGTTGAGTAAAGTTTGCGCCATCATCCGCATCAGGGTAATGCTCTTTGAAAATCTTTTTGTCCATCACCGTAGTGATTAGGCATCGCTCTGCATCCGAGCCATCAGGCAAAACAGAATTAGGATCAAAATAAACCGTAAACGGGTTATCAATCGTATCGATGTAGATTTCTTGGTCAAAACTTGTTTCGCTGACATAGCGAGTGTTTAGTCTCCAAAATCCCCATCCCATCCGCACAGCGTAATCAAAGGCGGTGTCGTAGGCGGTGTCCGCAGCCGAATTAACTTCAATGTGGCGGGTGATGCCCTCGATCACTTGGGCAATCTTGTAATCTGCAAGCGTGTTAACTGGATGAACTTTGATGCGAGGCCGCTGCATCCGCTGCTGGTTGGTCACCTGGCGAACATAAGAATCAATCTTATTGATGGTCAGGCAAGGCCGTGCTTCAACGTTGCGCGAGTTTTGAATCTCTACAGGCCATTGGTCACCGGCGGCAAACTTAATGTCTTGCAATGCCTCTGCTCTATTCATAGAGTCAGCATCATTCACCAAACGCCAGAACTTCTGCGCTTCTGCAATTCGTGGGTCAAACCCTGTGGGTTGGTATGCCATATAAATCCTATTATGCCATCCAACCACCGGCAGTAGCAACTATTGCCTGTTTCTTGCGCTTGGCTGGCTCATTAATCATAAGCGCAATATACCTAAAGGCATCTGCGCCGTGGGAATAGTGGTCGTGCAATGGGTTGCGGCTGAATTGCCCTGTTTCGGGGTCTACTTCGTACCGATAATGCCTTAGACAGTTAATCCCGTCCGCAGCGTGTTCGCGGTCAAAGTAACAGGATGGAAATATTGTTCTAGCGGCATTGATAGAGTCAACAATCGGCACTTTGGGCAAAATGGTCGTTTTATATCCTGCCGCCCGCACAATATCGTCAATCGAGCGACCAGCCGCCGCAAGGGTTTTGTTCTCCGCATCGTGCGGTAGCCATATCTTGTCGTAGACATAGCCAAAGGTCTGCATGGTCGCCAGATAATAGGAAATCGTCTTTTGACTATCCTCAATGTACCGAATAAGGCGGGTTTCCATGCCCACAAACTGAAGAAACCAAATGGCGGTGCTATCCGACCAGCCAAGGTCAAACACAGCGTGGACGGGCTTTGTCGCGTCATACGGCACTCGGCAGATGCGCCCATCTTTGTCTGCTTGCTGCATCTCTTTAGCAAAGATGGCTCCATCCACCGTCTGGCGGCACAAACCTTCCCAGACCTGGTTATAGGCTTCCTCGTCGCGCAGCTTGAGTGCATCTTTCTCTAAGCGTAGCGTCTCAGGAAACCAAGGGTTATCCGACCAGTTGATTTTGATTTGGATGCAATCCTCGGGCGGTCTAAGCACAAACCGCTGGTAAGTCTCATCCGTCTCCAACTCAGGATTGAACGAAATCCATATCTCCGAGTCCTGCTTACGAATGGTAGGAATCAGCACATTCCAAGACAACCGGCTTACCGTTTGGGCTTCTTCCACCCAACAAATGTTCACGCCTTCATAAGATTTGATGTTTGCAATGTTGTTCTTTAGACCGGCAAAGGCAAACTCAGTCCCGTTCTTACCTCGAATGCTGGCCTGGGTAATCTCATAGAAACCTAGCAAGCCAAGGGATTCGATCTGGTCGCATAGCAGTTTGTGGACGGAATCCCGCATTGAGGTCATAAATTCCCGAGCGCAAAGAATACGCATTGGGCTTTTTGCCCCAAGAATCAGCAATGCCCTAGCTATTCCCCAAGACTTAGCGCC